TTCCTGTTTGCTAATCGTATCAGTTAATCCAGACGTAGCACCCAGTATTAAGTTGGGTATTACTCTATTACTATCTGTAGGACTTATAGCGTTTTCATCAACTAGCTTACGTATAGCGTTTTCTACCGTTCCTGTTAGGTTAGACTGCTGCCACACTATACGCTGGTGGAGTAAAAACTTAAGCTCTTTGCCTGTATAGGTTAAATAGTCTCCTGATTCTACACCAGTTTCTAATTTAAGCCCTTTATTGATCATTACTTTCTGGTAAGTAACATTACCTGAGTCATCTACTGATATATCAGTATCTCTTACTAAATAATAACCCTCTTTTAAAAGTTCTACAGCCTCAGAGGTAGCGTTAATATATAACTCAAAATCACCCACCTCATAATAGGCTGGTCTCCAGATGACGCTTATATAATCATCCACTACGCCCACTAAGTTAAATGATTTGTCTAATACATGAATTATCATTTTACACACCTCCATATAATAAAGACGTCCTAAATGATAACTGCATATTAGAGCTACCACTATCAGCTCCATAAGTAAATACATTATCACCAACACTAAGAGTAAACCACTTGCTATCTGCGCTCATATAGCCCATTATATTAGAGCTGTTGCCATCTCTAATAAGAGTTATGGACTTTTTACCCACGTTAGTATTAATAATGACCTGATCACTTGCCTGTAGTGTCATATTAAGCATAATATGTGTACGTTCAAATACATCATATATAACAGGGTTAACAACCTCACCTATAGCGTACAGGGTAATAACAAGTCCTGTATCTACATCACCTGTATTAATAATAGATTTACGAATGTTAGCAGTTATAACGCTAATCTCTGTACCGCTCTCTGGTATAGAAAATGGAAACGAAAACAAGGCGCTAATCTCATTAAAATAACTTATAAGCTCATCTATAGCTTTAAAATATGGTTGTGGACATATAAGGCTTATCTGCGCTCTCTGTTTTTCTGCGAACAGATCACACTCTATCAGTTCTACCTCACCCTCTATATATACGTCTCTTGTATCATTCTTATAATAGAGTGTCACAGTCTTTTTTAGAGGGAAATACTTATATAAGTTAATACGATTCTTTTCTACGTCACCCTCTATAGTTGTATAAATAACTATATTACGGTCATTTACGCTCTTACTATTTACAGTGCTGCCATCAGAGGTAGCATTTTTAGAACTGTTAATAGTTACAGCTGGAGGCTGTAAGCCCTCAATCTTATACACTATATAATTAGGGTTAGAGGATAAATTTAAAATCTCTCCATTATGATTTTTTACTTTAAGCGTATACATTTTAAGCACCTCCAGTATAACCTAGCAAATTTTTACTCTGTCTGTAAATATCAAGTCTGCTCAGCTGCTTAGGGCTGTTAATAGTCTGGCTATAATTGTTATTTATAACTGTATTACTTGTGTTACTTCTCACATTATAAATACTCTCTAAGCCCATTTCCTTTACTAAGTCTGCTGCCAGCTTTCTCATCCAGCCTGTATTATTTTCAAGAGGTAACACTGCCTCCCTACCAGCCTCACCTATAATAGCGTTAGTAGCTCTCCTAGCTATACCACCCTTAGCTAATAAAGGTATTTCTGGTATACTTATGGTACTTATCCAGTCAAAAGGTTTTATTTTAGCTATTTCAATTTTTTTGAGTTTCTTTAACGCCTTGTTAATTCCCTCGAATGGAATTGAAACAACCTTATTAATTCCTTTAATTATTGAATTAACAATAGCTTTAAAAGCTGAAACTATACCGTCTTTAATACCGTCAAAAATTTTGCCACCAGTTGAAAAGATATTTTTCACAGCCGTCCAAGCGTTAGAAAATGTATCTTTAAAAAATGAGCCCACTTTTGAGAATACTGATTTTATACCAGACCAAGCGTTAGACGCTCCATCTCTCAATCCAGTCCAAAGTCCTGAGAAAAAATCTTTTACAGGCTTTATAAGCTTATCATTAAACCACGTGCTCACAGTGCTCCATGTAGACTGTATACCAGACCACAAATTAGAGAAAAAGCCAGCTATAGCGTCAACCGCTATACCTATAGAATTTTTGATATTTTCCCATAAATTTATCCAAAATTCTCTAAAACCCTCGCAGTTATTCCATAGCATTACAAAAGCAGCAACTAAGCCAGCTATAGCAGCTACCACCAAAGCTATAGGATTAGATAACAGAGCTGTATTAAGTAGCCACTGTTTAGCTGTAGCTAGCATTTGTGCCACAGTCATACCTTTAAGCGCTGTAGTTATAGATGTAATAAGAGAGACTACTTTAAATACTGCAAATGCAGTACCAATACCAACTATTCCAGCTATTAGAGTGTCTTTATTGTCAATAATCCAACCTAAACCATCTACTACAGCTGGTAAGACCTTATCTGTCAAAATAGCAAAAGCCTTTTCAGCTGCTGCCGTAAAGCCAGAAAAATCTACGTCCTCAGTAAGCTCTAATATTTTTTCAAGCAACTTAGTAAAGCCCTCTCTTAAAGTAGTAGTAATAGGCTCTACTTTAGCTCCTAATTTAGCCATAGTATCTGTGTAATTAGCATTAGCTTTATTAGCCTCTATAATGTCTTTATTATTTTCCTGATAACTTGCTGATAAGTCACCATACAGACCATTAAGCGTATCGGCTATTAATTCCTGTCTTTCCTGTTCTGTGCTACATTTTTCAAGTTGAGCGTTAAAGTCATCAACATTAACACCGCTCCACTCTAAAGCGTCTGCTAAATTACCCTGTACTGAGCCTAACTGACTTGTATGGTTAATAGCCTCAGCCAGACCGTCAAGTGGTATAGAATCACCAAATTTAGCCCATATACCTACAGAGCTATCTAAGAGACTGTTAAGGGTTTCCTCCTCAGCACCCATAGCCATAAAGTTACTTATAGCCGTATTAGTTGCTGTCTCGTCTGCTAATACTCCATATAGGTCTTTATACTTATCCTTAGCATAATCCACACTGTAACCAGCGTCCTCACTGGCAGACTCCAGCTTACTCATCTGGTCTCTTTGTTCTCTCGTAGATTCTCCTAAACTAAGAAAAGAGCCAGCAGCGTCTTTAAGTGAGCCTACTAGATTACTTAATACATTACCAGCAAATGTAGCTATAGTACCCTTAAGAACTGTAAAACCGTCCTCAGCGTCCTTAGCCTCATTACCCATGTCCTCTAAAACCTCTGCCACTGTCTGACCTGTCTTAGCTGCTGTCTTTTCAGCCTTAGCCACCTCAGTTAAAGCGTCATTATATTTACTAATCTCTTTCTCAGTATTATTAACTACCGCTCTCTGATTATTAATTTTAATCTTTAGATCATCAGCAGCCTTAGAACCCTCACCCTGTTCTCTTACCACAGCCTCATACTGTGCCTCTAAACTACTTAATATAGTTTTCTGAGATTTTAGGTTACTACTGAGTTGAGTTAGTTTAGCATTAATGCCCTCACTAGATTTAGTCCAGTCATCCATAGATGAGCTGGCAGCCTTAAACTCACTATTAGCTACTGCTACCTGTCGCTTAGCCTCTTGCATAGCCTTTTTAAGTTCTGATATATCGACCCTAAACCTCGTGGTAGTTTCATTATCTGGCATATTTTCACCTCCTCATTATACCCAGTTATCTCCAGCTGGTTTCCATATTATCTGTTCATTGTCTTTATTTTTCTTTGTACGCTTGTTATGTCCACTAAGTCTCTTTATCATTAAAAAAACCTCATGAGCTGGGTACTTCCTAACCTTAATAGGGTTAAGGTCAGGAAAGCGCTCACAAAGAGTTACAGTTAAGTCAAATAGACTCTCGTATATGGGTGTACTGCTGCCACCCTCATCTAGTTTTTTGAGTCATCACCTAAACCCTTAAACTCATTTACCATTTCTTTAATAATATTGATAAAAAGAGGTACAAGCTCTTTTACTTTCGTGTTCTTAAGTTCCTCATCTGTTAAGCCTACAAACACCTGTTTAAGTAATGGCTTAATTTTCTTAAGTGAGACTATGATAACCTTAGCAAGTTCTAAGTTATCATTAATCTTATTCTCGTCAACAACCTCTATAATGTCCTCAAATGTACCAAATAGAATGTCAACCGACTCAGCCACATACTGCTTAGCAATAATCTTAGTCTCTGGATCATAAATATTTAAAACTAACTGCATAGTATAATTTCCTCCTTTAAAAATTTAGAGGTGGAACAGTCCACCTCTATTAAATTAAGCGCTAATAGCTGGCACTGTATCAGGTGTCTGTACAGTTGTGAAAAATTCATCTTCTGTCACAGCTGTATTAAGTTTAGAGTTTACATTTACTGCCTTAGCAGTCTTGCCACTTTCAAACTTATGTTTTGTATTAACACCTGTGTAAGTCAATGTCTGACCAAGCGCCTCAGTGCCATCATTTTCTGTATTATGTTCACTGTCTGGAATATTAAATTTACCTTTAAGTCTCCATACATATATCTCAGTACCGTCTGTTAACTTAGTAACATATCCCATAGCAAAATACTTATTTTCACGTGCGCCCTCGACAAGCATAGCCTTTGTTTCATCATAAACCTGACCAGTTACTTTAGCGAAAATGTCTAACGGCAAAGCTGACGCCTCTATAGAGATTTCATCCGCTCCAGTTGAATCTACTACATTAGCTGGCTCATTATCGTAATAGTGAGCCTCGCTACTGGTTGGTGTACTTCTACTGATTTTAGCTACACCAGCCACCTCAAAAGGTGTACCACATTCAAACGTCTCAGCTGTGTCAGTAATTACCTCAGCACACATCCATTTTCTAATACCTCTCCACTCTCTTACGTCTGGCATTATATTTACCTCCTTAATAGTATATTTTTCTATACTTATTTTTTAAAAAAATTTATTGTTCCTGACGGTAACTAACAGTAATTCCTCTGCCAGTATGTGTAGGCTCATCACTCATCACTGAGTAACCAGCTCCACTAACTAACC